ATCTGATTCACGGGCTCAACAAGTTGCTGCAAGCTTGTGCGAAGCTCTTCAATGTTTTGTTTTAGTTGATTTGGTTGTAAAATACTATCAACACCAGCAGGGAATTCCTGCGGTGTCATCGAGCCAAAAACTTTACCGCTCACATCAACATCGCCCGAGAATCCGTACCCTTTCAGCATCTCAGAGAAGCGCTTGTTAGATAGCTCTTCCAGTGCAAGATCGCGTTGCTTTTTGGCAACCCGTTCAAGGGCGAAGCCGTATTCGTCAACCATATTCATCATTTCTGAATAGCTATTTCCCGTTACCGAAGAAAGCTCTGCTATTTGCTTTCGCAGGTCTTCCGTTTGATCCATGGCGGCCGCTACCGCTTTTTTGTATTTGGCATCAATCGCATCTTCCGCCGAAACGCCAAGTCCCGCAAAATCCATGGCGGCATCTCTTATCAAGCGGCTTAGTCGCTCCCTTAAGGCCAACGCCTGGTTGGTGGCATTTCTTATGGCGCTCGCAGTACGACCACCACCGCCCGACCCATCGCCACTGCCGTCAAGGCTCGGATCGAGGAAGTCAGTCAAAGCGTTTGGCAATTCGGGGACATCCTCTGTTGGCGTCGGGGGCGGAGCACCACCCCCAAATCCAGAGACAGACGCCGCAGCAATTTCGCCAAGATTTATCCCCGCTTTCCTAAGCACAATTTGCACTGGACCTGTCAATGCGCCAGCGAAGGCATTTACAGCATACTCGACGAATTTACCCCAATATTTGCCCATAAAATCGACAGTTTCTTTCCAAAAATCGCCCAAAGATTTTATAATTTTTTTGATTTGCGCATTGCCGCCGCTTGCGTTAACAATTATTTCGCCAATTCTAATTTGCCATTGCTGGGACATGAATTTAGCAATTTTAGAAAAGAAGTCTCCGATCGATCGGAACAACCCTTGAATGCGCTCACTCGACTCTTTTCCCTGTCTTTCAATCTCCCCAAACATGCCACCAAACGCTGTTGAAATTGCTTTCGCAACCTCCAGCACTACTTGCGCCAGTGTTTTGAAAGCTTGAGCAATGACAGGAAGAGACGCCACAAGCGCAGGCGTAATATCTTCAATAAAATCGGCGAATGCGCTCTGAAATTCAGCGCCAATAGGCTGAAGGGCTTTGCCTATCTCAATCCGCATATTGTTGTACGCAACCTGAAGTCGCGCACCAGCGTTTTCCGACGATGCCGCAATTTTTAATGCCAACGCACCATATTCATCGCCCAAGCTGACAAGAAATTTCATCAAATCATTCAAGCCAACTTTGCCGTCTTGGAGTGCTTTTGTTAGCTCAGGGCCGGTACGACCAGATGCTGCAGCAATTTTGTTAAAGGTGCCAGGCAGTCTTTCAGCAATCTGATTGATTTCTTCGGCAGAAACTTTGCCTTTGCTGAAAATTTGAACCAATGCGGTGACAGCACCTTCCACCTGCTCGGCGCCGCCACCAGTTGCAATAATTGCAGAGTTGATGTTTTTGAATGCAAGCTCAGCATCGGCGACACCGCCACCAGCGCCTTTTACGGCAGCAGTCAGTCGAGTAATACCTTGAATTGCTACTTCCTGAGGGACATTTAGATCTTTGGTAACACTATTTGCAGCAGCAAGAGCGCGATTATACTCTTCTTGAGGTCCGGCAATTCCATCAAGCGCAATCTTGAGTTTTTCGATCTGGGCTGCGTAATCTGCGTATCCGCCAAGCGTCCGCCGCAACCCACCAACCTGCGCACCGATAGCAGCACCAGCAAATGCACTACCAACGCCGCCGATAGCACCAATAGCACCACCCAAGAAACCCTCAGGGCCGCCAAAAATACCACCCGAAATGGCAGCACCAGCAGCCTGAGTCATCTGCATAGGGGAAAGCCCTCTGCGACGCTGAACCTTCGACAAGGCGCGATCAACCTTTTCCAGCTCTTTGGTGACATCTCTGAATTGCTTACTAGCCGGATTCAGTTGATCCCTGAGAGAAGACCAAGCAGAGCGTTGATTATTAAGACTGGCGATACTTCCGTTGGAGGCCGCTGTCGCTTTTTTAATATCAGTTGCAACTGTTGAGTAAGACTGACCCATCATCTCAATGCTTGCGGTAATTTTTGACATTCCAATATCGCCAATTTGCCTGTAAAGGCCGCTAATCTCTCTAACCGGAGGCTCTGCAGCAACCTGCGCTATTGACTTAGCCCTGCCACGAGCGATTGAGCGATTAATCGCAGCTTGCTCTCTTAGCGCCTCATTCTCTTTGTTTATTTTTCTGAGATTTTCGATCCTAGATCGGATCTCTTGCTTTCTTTCTTCGTTGGCTTTTCGGATGGTTTCCGGCAATTCGGGGCTAATCGGGGCCGAATACTGAGACAATCCATCCTCCCTTTGTGCCGCCAAAAATGCACGACGATCAGCGACATTCCCAGCACCTCTTGCAATGATCGCACCGGTAGCTGGATCTCTGTATCCAGCTACACCTGGAGCACCAGCGCCGCCTGCGTAATACTGCTGAATGCCAGCGACCTTGCCAGCACGACGCGCAACACCTGCTTCTGCAGCCTCAAGCTTGTCATAGGCACTGCTGAGTCCCATGACATCCTGCGCCAATTTTCGCTGCGCATCGGCCAATCTCATGGCTGTTGCGGTGTAGTCAGAAGAAGATCTGTCAAGATTGACAAGCTTCTGCTGAAGCTCGTTTACTTCAAGCTGCAATGCTGCTGTTGTGTTTGGCAGGCTTAGCTTGCCAACCGGACCCTCAACGAATTTTGCAAATGCAGCACTAGAATACATTTGCGCTTGAGCGCGAACCTGCTGCCTTGCAGTAGTTCTGCCTTGAACTTGACCAAGCAATGCAATGCGTTCTTGAACATTCAAAAACTCATCACTAATGAAGTTAAGACTTTTAAGCCCCTCAGCAAGCCTACCAATCTGCCTCTGAATCTTTTCAAGACTCATTGCGGGGCGCTGACTGATCTCGAAGCCTGCGTTAAATTTCTTGATCTCTACATTTGCCTCTTGCAGTTGAGACTTTAATGAAGCAATATCTTTCCCAAGCTGCGCAAAGGCGGAAGATCCGGGTCTGGCTTTATTCCTGAGATTTTCAAGTTGAGAAATTACTCCGGCAATATCAGATGCACTTGATTTTGCAGCATTGCCAGTTTTAATGAAAGCAGCACGCTGCTGCTCCATTTCATCAGTTGACCCTCTGAGAGTTACCTTCAGAGACTCAATATCTTTACCCAGTTGAATATACGCCTTACCACCAAGCGCTGCCTGCTCTCGCAACCCCTCAAAAGCCTTGATCTGGCCCTTGATCGTTGCCTCACTGTTGCCAGCTTCAGTTGCAAACTTTACAATATCTTTTGTCGCTTGAGTTATGTCCGCGTCAGACAGTTTTACTTGCTTGGATAAATCACGAAAAGACCTATTCAGCGCCGCAAGTTTTTCGCCGCCCTTGATGCCAAGCTCGATAGCAATAGGCTGAACAGTTTTAGCCATCTTTCTTGTTCAGTTCTGCGAGTGCGGCTGCTTCCATCACCTGGATGTCCTCTAGCAGCTCGCGGGGGTTCTCTATATCATACAGCGACATCAGTCCGCCCGCACCAAGCAACACCTCGTACTTCAGACCTACGTAGCCGCCCATTGTGACGTTCCACTGCGTTTGGATTCGCAGGAACATCATCAACGATTCCCAGTTTTCCTCCCATACTTCGTAATGCTGCTCAACTGGTGCAGCCTGCCTGCGCTGCGGCTTCAATCCGAATGCCGCAGCGTCATCACTGGTCTTATCTTCTACTCTTTTGCCGCCTTTGCACCAATATTCGACGGCGCCTTTCAGTTTCCCAGACGGGCGCCCTCGAAGGTCTCGGTGTAAGCCTTGAGCACACCGCGAATCCAATATGGATCGTCAGAGAATTCCTTCATCGTCGCCTGCGAAAACGGCACAGGCTTGCCATCCTCATCGTCGATGCCTTCCCATCCAGTTAGCACAGACTTGAGCAGCTCAAGATCACCCTTGTCGGCAAGCTTTTGAAACTCAGAGCGAGGCACACGCTTGAAAATCGCATCAAACGTAGACTCCTCAAACACACCGCCATCGGCAGGCTCTTCAATGGTTACAGGCCACTTAAAGGTCTTAACCTTCTTGCGAATAAAAGCCATGAGTAGAATTAGACTCCTGCAAACTATACAGCATTAAAAAAGGGACCGCAACGCGGTCCCCTCGTCCCAGTGCCAGTCCCGAATCAAGTATAAGCCAAGCTGAACTCGTCGTTGCCAGCAGTAGACGGGATCGCGGTGTAAGGGATGTTCAGCATCGCGATACCGTCCTGATCGCCGTAAGACACATCGCCAATATCGATCCGAGTCGAAGCGAAATCAACGATGTTACCAGCAGTCGTTCCATGTTGGAACGTCAGGTTCCCCAGCGTGCCGTCGGTCAGGGCAGCAGTGAAGTAATCCTTCGTCGCCATCGTCACCGCCTCAAGCACCACGGTGCCGTTGGCAGCACGATCTGTCATCAGCACCTCTTTGGTGCAACCGATCAGCTCGCGATACACCAGCGTGTTGCCCACGTCGAATGTCACCGATTGCAGGCATCCGGCATAAGACAGCAACTCGAAGGTATCGGTGTTGCCATTCTTGAACACCAGCGGCGTCGCCTGGTTGGCGTAGGTCACGCTAGGCAGTGCCGAATCGTCAGGTGCGTTATAGATGCCGGTGAAAGTGAAATCGATCGTCGGGATCTCACCCACGTTCGCGTTAATCGTGAACGTACCGCGAGCACCAGTGACCTTATGACGCACGCCATCGATGTTGTAGTGGATGGTCACAGAGCCGAAGCTGCTGGAAACCGGTGCGTAGGTGACGCTCGTGCCTGCACTCACAGTTTCGCTCAGTCCACAAGCCTGGAGAGCCTTGCCATACTGCGGCGCGGTGCCAGCAGTACCGGAGCCAGCAAGCTCAACACTAAAAGTACACTCAACACGAGTGTTAGCTAGAAGCTGCTCTGAAGCACCCAAATAAGGGCGGACCAGATCGCGGCTAACGACATCACTCTGCTGCGGAGTGATATTCAGATCCCTCACCAGAACGGC